GTCGTATTGCTGTAGCCCGCACTCACGCCGAAATTGCTGTTGCTGTTGCCGGTCGTGTTGCTGTAGCCCGCGTTCATTCCCGCGTTGCTGCTGCTGCTGCCGGTCGTATTGCTGTAGCCCGCACTCACGCCGAAATTGCTGTTGCTGTTGCCGGTCGTGTTGCTGTAGCCCGCGTTCATTCCCGCGTTGCTGTTGCTGCTTCCTGTCGTATTGCTGCGGCCAGAGTCACGACCGAATGACAGATTCGATCTCACAAGAGATTGCCGTATCTCCAGCGCTGGCGAGCCACTCTCAGTAATGCCAAGAACAGCAGGGTGACTTCCGAGCGTCACAGCCGCCAACGATACATTGTCGATTGACCCGTTGAAATCGGTAGTCGGCGTGATCGTCAGGGATACCGTACCAGAATTCACAGCCACGACGGTTCGCTTGAATGTCCCCAGAGTGAAAGCAGTTGCTACTCCACTCTCCACAAAGCTCGCAGAGCCTAGCTCGATCGAGATTGATCCTACCGTTCGGTTGGCAATGGTGAGCGACACTTGATACGTCGATCCACTTGTCACCGTAACACTCTGTCCCAGCGTCGCCGTGCCAGATGAATGCGCGACCCCGCCGGCTGACCACGACCAGCCTGCACCTGCGGTCCAGCCGGACAGATCAGATGTAAATCCTCCATTGGTAATCAAGTTCGCGCCGAGCGTCGCCGATGCCTGGGAATCTGTTGGGCCAGCCATCAGGTATTGCCCCAGCGTCCCGATAAGAGTTACTCGCCCTGTCGCCGACACGACGGCAGACAGGTAATTGCTGGCGTCGTAGCCAAGGCGCAGTTGCTCAGTCGTCGAGAGGACGTGGATTTTCGCCGCCGGCGTCAGCGTGCCGATGCCGAGGAGATCATTGGCCTCGTCGTATGTTGAATCCGTTCCGAGAATCACTGCCCCGCGCGTCGCGTGCGCCGTGCTGCGCAGCGTTAGGTTTTCTCCAGAAGCCGTGCCGCCGATCAACGTCTGCCCGCCGGCAACCCCGCCCAGGCGCGCAAACACGCTGTTAAGGGCTGCCTTAAGGCTGGCCCACGAGAATCGCCTGAGGAGGCCGCCAGCAGCCGAGTCGCTCAGTGCGAGGCTGTCGGAGTCAACCGGCGTGGCCTTGTCGGCAGCGGCTGCGATCAGCGATCCGACCCCTGCGGCGCTGCTGGCGTCGGTCAACCGCTTCTCGATCGTGCCGGCAACCGTGCTGCCGGAGACGCCGACAAGCTCTTCGATCGCCACGATCTCATCCGCCAGGCGGTTGAAGCTGAGATCCAGTTCCGTACCGGTTCCATCCATGTAGTCGCCAGGCTGGATGCGGCGGATGTTGGCGATTGCGCTCGGGAATTGTGCCGCCATGTTATCGGCCCTGTTCTGTCACTGTGTCCGGAATATTCCGGCGCCCGCGCCTGCTGCCACGCGGCGCGGCCTGTTCCTGCGGCTCGTCGCCAGCCGGTGCCGGCGCGACGACGATCTCGACCCTGCCGAGCGATGCGGCATAGTGCGCGTCTGCCCGCGGCAGGCAGACGATCGCACCGGGATGCTGCGGTGCGCCGCCGCACCAGATGGGGCGGCGCACCACGCATTCCACGCCGTGTTCGCTCGTGCCAGCCATGATCAGGTGATCGTGCTGGCTGCCGAGAACGCGCCGGCGACGCGGACGCCAACGTCGGCGGTCAGGAACGCCCGGATGCCGGTAATGCCGGCGGCGAAGTTGGCGTATGGGTTGGCGGCAATCTCGAGCACGCCCCACTCGGCGAAGATCACCTGCGAGAAATCGCCGAAGATCGCAGTCGCCGACGGCACCTGCATGCTCGTGGCGGCGCGGAAGCCGAGGACGTTGCCGTCGAGGATGTTGCCCTGCCAGAGCGGCGTTTCGAGGCCACCGGTCATGCGCGGCCGCTGCGCCAGGAGCACGGCGACAGCCGGGGTGGTCAGGTACGCACACTCGGTCGTCAGCGCGTTGGCGCCGGCAACATCCGCCTGCGCGTCGAGCAGCGCGGCCACGGCCAGCGATGTGCCGGTGAAGGCGCCGATGCCGGCGGTACCGAGAATGCCGACCGGTGCTCCAGATCCGCCGGTGTTGATGGCGGCTGTGTCGAGCGCGACACCGAGGACCGCGGCCAGATCCGCAGCGACGAACTGATCAGCGTCCGGCGTGGATTGCTGGAGCAGCAGGCGGGAAATCTCGGTGTAAGCGCCGAGCACCTTCGGCCGCAGTTGCAGCATGCCGACGGTCTGCTGGCTCTCGGTGATGGCGGTCGCTTCCGTCGACAGCCAGTAGCCGGTAGCGGCGGCGGTCTGCCTGGTGATGTCCGCATTGCCGACCAGACCGCTCAGCGTGCGCGCGCCGAGCTGCTTGATCAGCGTGCGGTTGCGCAGCAGCTCGATGAAGTCCTGCGGGCGCAGTTCGGTCGCAACCATGTTGCCGCCGGCGGTGGCGGTGCCGACGGTCAAGTCCCGCTTCTGGACCTCGAGCGGCACGAAAAAGCTGTTCTCGTGCTGCCGCTGGATGCCGGCGGCTTGTGCCTTGGCGGCGAACGCATCGCTGGCGGCGCGCTCGAGCCCGGCATGGCGCCAGTCGCCTTGCAGCATGGCGTTGATGGCGCGGACCAGCGAGAAGCGCTTGACCTCCTGCTGCGTCATGCCGATATCCGGCGCCCAGGCAGTGCCGCGCTTGGCGACGTGCGCCAGCACGCTCTTGGCGAAATCGTCTGATCCGATGCCGTCGCGGATGGCCTGGTCGGCCATCTTTCGAATCTCGCGCGAGTCGGCGAACTGGCCGGCGAGGGCGTCGATGGCGTCGCGGCGGTTCTTGTCCTCGGCGCGGAACTGGTTGATGGCCTCGCGGCGGATGGCGTCGGCGTCCAGGGGGGGCGGCGGCGCGGTGCGTTCTTCGCTCATGGGTGTTGCTCCTTGTGGATGATGGGTTGCCGGCGCCGCCGGCTGGTGGTGCTGCGTGTCGCTTGCGTGCGAGCGCCCGACTCCGACGGTGTGGTCTGCCGGGACGGTGACGAGGCTGTTTTCGAGGATTTCCCAATCGGTCACGCGGTAGATCGTCGGCTCGTCCACTGCGCGCTCGAACGGGCCGGCGGCGGCGTCGAGCGAGCGGCGGAACGCCTCGAGATCGCCGCGCGCTGTCTGCTCCTGGCGGGTCAGGATGCGCTCGAAGAGCCGCGCGTCGAGGGTGCGCTCGCGCTTGCTGCCGTCCTTGTGCGTGCTTTGCTCGACAATGGCGTGGATCTCGTAGCTGGTGCTGGATTTGCTGAGATGGCCGCCGCGGATCAGCGCGATGGTGCGGCCGTCGTCTGCGGCGTGCGAGATGACGACCTCGCCGCGCACGGTGCGGCCGTCGGCGCGGACGCTGCCGGGCACGTGGTGGCCGCGGATCTGGTCCCAGTCGTGGTTGTATAACAGCGGGCCGGCGTCGTTGATGCGGCCGAGGCGCACGCATTCCGGCGCGCACTCGAGGATTTCGACACCCCACCACCGCTCATACGGCTCGTCGGACGCGAAGGACATCGACAGCGTGATGTCGGCGCCGGGCTGCGGATCGGAATCGGCGCGGGCGATCGGGAGTTGACGGGTAAAGCTCATTGGGATTTGGCCTCGTCTTCAGGGTCTGGCATGGTGGCGGCCGACGACTGGCCGGCTCCGCCGAGTTCCGGCAGGCTGACGCCGTACTGCTGCGCCAGCGCCTTCTCCTGCTGCAGGTCGTCGAAGATTTCCTCGATCTCGACTCCGCGCGCCGCGGCGATGCGCGTGCGCGAGTTGACGCCGAGCGCGACGGAATCGGCGGCGGCCTTGATGTCCTTGGCCGGGTCGATCCAGTCCCAGCCGCGGAACCGCCAGCCGTGCGCGAGGAACTTGTCGAGCTTGGCCAGCGGAAGCGGCGAACCATTCGGCAGGCGCACGGCGCCGGAAGCCATGGCCAGCGGCAGCCAGCGGCGGAAGATCGGCGACAGCCAGGCGGTGGCAAACCAGTGCTGACGCTTCTTCCATTCGTCGCGGCTGCTCAACGTGGCGCCGCGCAGCGAGCCATAGTTCACGGCGGCGTAGTCCTGGCACAGCTCCGGGTAATTGGCGCCCGGCAGGCCGGCGGACATCCGCTGGTACATCGAGGTCATGAACGGGCCGAAGACCTCGTTTGGGTAGCGCGACTCGATCGCGACCGGCGTGGTGCCTTCAGGCAGGGTGTCCCAGGTGCCCGGGGCGCTGGTGACGATGCGCGCGCCGGGCTCGTCTGCGGATTCGTCGCCGATCGGCGGCGGCGCGCCGTCCGCCGTGGTGAAGAATCCGAGATGGTCGGCGCCGTACTTCGCGGCCATGATCGCCGACAGAGCGAACTCCCCGGCGTAGTGCATCGACAGCATGGCGGCATGGCCCCACGGAATGCCGCGTTTCTGCTCAGGCCGCTGGTGCACGAAGCGATGCAGCACGCTATCGGCGGCGACGCGCTCAAATGCGGTCGACGCAGAAGACAGCCGGCCGGTCTGGAAATGGTAGGCGATCGGCCGGCCGCGCTCGTCGATCTCGACGCCACAGACGACCGCAGTTACGCCAGGTGACGCCGGGCGATTGAAGCGAGTGGCCAGGCGGTCGACGTCGAGGAGCTGCAGCGCGTATCCGTAGGCGTTGCCGGCGCGGGCGGCGACGTGCTCGAGGACGAGCGCTTCTCCATCGCGCGCGGTGCCGCGGACGATGGCATGGCACAGTTCTGTGAAGTCGATCTGGCCGGAGGTTTCGCAGGTGCCGCGCTCGCCCCATGCGGCCCATGCCGACTGAATGGCCTTGCGAGCGAGCGTGTCGGGGCGGCCCGGGGCGTCGTCGGCGTAGGAAATCAGCGCCGGCGCGGCCTCGCCGATGAGGTTGGTTTCGACGATGTCGAGGTAGCGGCGCAGGAAATCGTTGTTGTTTTCCAACGTGCGCGAGCGGGCGCGCAGGGCGTCGAGGTCGTTGCGCAGCTCGTCGGCGATGGTGTCGCTGACGACGCGCCAGCTTTCGGTCAGCCGGTTGAGCTGGGCAGCCGCGAAGGCGCGCTGCTGCGCGGCGGCGGCATGGCGAGCACTGGCTGATTCGGCAGCGGCGGCGGCTGCGACGGCGCGATCGGCAGCGGCCTGTCTGCGGAATGCGGTCTTGAGCCAGTCGAGCATGATGGAGTCGGCGCCTCAGAACCGCACGTAGACGCGGCCGGACTGGCGCGCGGTTTGCCGGCGCACGTCGCGGCGGTACGTGTCGCGCAGCAGCAGGAGTTCGCGAATCGGGATGCTCTTGAGCTGCCGATCGCCGATCGTGTAGTCAGCGACGGTGATGTCGCCGGTTTCGATCCACGATTCGATTGCAGCAAGCGTTTTCTGCGCGTGCGTGCGGGCGTCAAGACCGCCGGTTGATGCGGCGAAGTTGGGCAGGATATCGAGCGTCCCGGAGCTGGAAGTGTGGCTCGCCCCGGCCTTGCTGACGCGCTCCTGCCAGGCGTAGGTCGCTGCCGCCCAAGCGGCGCTCGTTGCCGGCGCGACCGAAACGAGGTGCCCGGAGCCGTCCGCCGCGGCCGCGATGACGATCTGCGCGGCCGGCGACACGAGGATGTAGGACAGCGACCATCCGTCGGAAGCCGGGTAGTCTGCGAGCACGCGGCGCCAGGTGACGGTGTCGCCAGCGCGCAGGATCGACGGGACAGCAGACGGGATCGGATGAGACATGCCCGGCGTTTTACGCCGGCTTTGTCAACTGAAACAGGCAAAACGGTTGACAGCGGGGCGGCGGTGCCGCCGGGGATCAGTACTGCGCATCATCCGCCCGCATCTGGTACACCCATTGCCGAGACACCCCGAATCGCTCTGCCACCTGCGCCGGCGTGGCGCCGGACTGCAGCGCGAGCCGGATGGCTTGCTGCCGGTCGGCGCAGTCCATCGCCGCGGCGCTGCCGATGTAGTGCCGGTCACCGCCCTGCTCGTGCCGCAGGCGGCGCTCGAGCGGGCGCAGGCGATCGCGGTCGACGGCCATTTCGGCGGCCACGCAATCGAGCGCCCAGGAGAGGAAATCGGCCGTCACCAGATCACCGCCTTCGGCTTTGGCAGCGTGAACGGCTTTCGGCTTCCGTGCCCTGCCTGCTGCGGCCGGCGAGCCGTGCCGGCGGCGGCCGGCGACTCACCAGCAGGCGCCGGATGCTGCGCTGCTGGCTGCTCATCGGCGATGCGCAGCGCGGCTTCGCGGCGGTCCCAGTCGCTCGCGCGCCACTTGTGCAGGTACAGCTCGGGATGGTGCGAGGCGGCGCAGGCGTAGATCCATGTGTCCAGAGCTTCATTCCGCTTCCCCTTCTTCAGCTCCCAGCGGTTGCGCCGCGGGTTGTAGGTCTCCGACACGAGCTGTTCGTAGTACTCGTCCGGCAAGTCTTCCGAGAACAGCACCTTTCGCTCGGCCGGCGGCTTGCCGGCGTCGTCAGCCAGGCGCTGGTAAAGCAGGTGCTTCGCGGTGTCGGCACCGACCGTGTAGAGCGAGACCCCACCCTTGATCACCTGCCCGCGCCAGTTGATGTCCTGCTTTGTTGGGCGACCGAGAATGATCCGCCCGGGCGTCGAGTGCCCCTTGATCGCGATGCAGCGGCGGACGGCCCGGCTGCGGACGAACTGGTAGACGACGTGCGTGTAGTGCCCGCCCGAGTCGATGGCGGTGGCCTCGATGTGCAGTTCCTTGCCGTTCGGCGCGCGATAGCTGCGGTTGAGGTAGTCGGCGAGCGCCTTCCAGGTGCTGTCGTCTGCCGGGCTGCCGTGCAGGATGTGGTAATCGACCGTCCACGTGCGATCGCCGCGGCCGTGCCCGATGACCTGGATTTCTAGCCGGTTGTCCTGCACGTCGACGCCGGCGGTCAGCACGCAGCATCCGGGCTGGATACTGCCGAGCGGCCAGGGCTCAGAGCGCGCCTTCAGTGCGTTGGGCTTGATGTCGCGCGATCGGTCGGCCCAGGTCTCGCCCAGGCGGGTGTTGATGAAGCGCATCAGCCGGGCGCTGTCGCCCTGCGCGCGCAGCCATTCGGTGGCCAGCTCGGCCCACGATCGGCCCAGCCCGATCGGCGAGTACAGGGCGTTGAAGTGATAGCTCGGATACGGGGCGCCCGGGTTGGCGGCGATCCAGCGGCCGGCGGCCAGCAGCCGCGGTTTGTAGTGCTCCTCAATCTCGCATCCGCAGTGCTCGCAGACGTACCAGGCGGCGCGCACCCAGCGCAGGTCGCCGCGGACTTCGACGGCGCTCCAGCGGACATTGGCCCACTTGAGGTGCTGCAGCTCGTCGCAGTGCGGGCAGGCGACGTGGTAGCGGCGCTGATCGCCGGCCTCGAAGGCTTCTTCGATGCGCGAGGCGTCCTTGAGCGTCGGCGACGAAACGGCGAAAAGCTTGTGATCGTGGAATGTGGTCAAACGGACTTCCAGCAGCCCGAGCGGGTCGCCCTGGATGGTGCTCCAGTCCCATTCGTCAACCTCGTCGGCGATGGCGTAGCGGAGGCTGGTCGACTTGAGGTCGGCGGTCGATCCGGCGGTCTTGAAGTACAGCATGCCGCCGGTGAAGCGTTTCCTGTCCTTGTTGTTGTCGCTCGCGCGGTTGTTGCGGGTGAAGAGCGCGGCGGCGACCGCCGGCGTGCTGCGCGCCATCGGGTCGAACTTCTGCGCCTGCCAGTCGGCCAGCGATTTGTCGGTCGGCATGACCACCGCGACCGGGCCCTTGGCGCAGTCGATGATGCTGCCGAGCCAGTTGCTGGCGACCTGCGTGCCGCCGCCCTGCGAGGACTTCATCAGGACGATCATGCGCGCCGGCGAATCTTCCGAGAGCTGGTCCATGATCTCGACCAGGTGCGGGGTGCGGGAGTTTTTCCACTCGCCAGGCTCTGCGGACGATTCTTCGGACAGGATGACGTTCTGTTGCGCCCACTCTGAAACCAGCGGCGACGGTTTCGGCGCAATCGCCGCAGCGGCGGCTTTCAGGGCGATGATTTGGGCGTCGGTGATGGCGCTCATGTGCGACGCGCTCTCCACCAGCGGAACACGGCCATGGCAGCGATGATGCCGAATGGCCCGCCGCTCAGGTATGCCGCCATCTCGAGCCCGGCGGCATCCGGAGCCAGCTTGAACAGCACCAGGTTCGCCGCGCCGATGAAGAAGCTG